CGCAGATACTCGAGGGCGTTCCCGACCGCCGACCCCGCCGCCAGCTCAGAGATACCCGTGTCGATAGCAGTCCCGGCGGGCCACGACACCCCGGCGTTGCCCAGCACCGCCTGGACACGTTCACCCGACTGCTGCTGCACCACCGCCTCGTCCACGATGGTCTGGTTCGCTAGCAGCGTCAGCCCGTCTACACACGACACCTGCACCGTCGCATCACCCGACAGGTCGTATCCGAGCGTCACATCCTCAACGAACCCGGAGAACACCGGCACCGCCGTCCCGTTCCCCGTCCAATACACCACCACATCATCGCGCAGCCGGAACGGGGTCGCATCCGGATCGAACGTCCCATCCAAGTTCCGGACGGTCAGGGTGGCCCGGCCAGCCTGGAACGGTTCCGTCTCATCTTGACGGCCCCGCTGAACAGACACCTGAACCGCCGACGACGTGATGTCCGTCACCGCCGTGCCACCGTTCAGCGCACAGGTGACCTGCACGCTCACACCGACACCACCTGACCCAGCGGCCCGTTCGTCCGCGTGTACCGGCGGATAGCGTCAACCACCGCGTTCGGATCAGCCGACGTGACGTACACGTTCACCGTCGACCCGCCATACTCGTTCATCTCCGACAGCGGAATGACCGCCTCAGCACCGGCCTCACCGATAAGCGCCAGGGTCGGGGACGTGACGATGCCGCCGGCAGCCATCGGCACAGCGCCAAGCTCCGGGCTCCACGTCGGCATCTGCATCCGCACCGCACGGGTACGCAGGTCGTACTGCAGCTGGTCGAGAATCTCGTTCAGCGACCGTCGTGGGCCGTTAGCCTCAAGTGCCCGGGCGGCGTCGACCGCCTCACGCAACGCACGGGCCTCCTCGTCGGAGATGAATGGGCTGGACAGCACAGCCGACTCGGCAAGACGTCGGAACGCCGACCCGATACCGGACACCAGAGCCCCACCAATCTTCTTGCCAAGCTCAAGGGCAGCAGGCACCACAATCTCGTCGAGAAACGCCAGGAACGCGATCCACAGAGGTTCGAGATACAGGCCGTAGATGCGCTGCCACTCGATAGCGACCTGCTCAAGCGCGGACTGCAGCCCGCCCTCTCCGTAAGCCTCCATGACCCGTTGTGCCGCAGGAATGAGGTCATCGACCGCCTGAGTCAAGCCGCCGTACACCTGGGTAGCGATAGGTTCCAACTCTACCTTGAGGAAGTTCTTGAACGTGTCCCACTTCTCGGTCAGACCGTCCGTCTCCGCAGCGGTATCCGTGATAACACCCTGGCTGTCTCCGAGCAGGTCGAGAAGCCCCCTGTAGTCGAAGTTCGTGCCACGGATGACCTCGAGGAAGTTGCCATAGTCAGCGCCGAGCATCTCCGCGGCCCGAGCGTTGGCCGCCGCCTCATCCAGGTTTTGCAGGTCGTTGATCAGGTCTGCAATGCCGCCGGCAACATCGCCGACCCCTTCCCTGGCCAACTTGGCCGCAGCCGTGTTGAGCGACGGGAAGATTCGGGAAGCCGCGACACCCTCACGGTCGAGGAGAGCCAAGAACGCCGCCGCCTCATTCAGGTCGAACCCGAGTCGCTGCAGACCCACCCCGTAGTTCTCCGTCTGCGAACCGAGCGTCGTCAGCGAATAGCCCGTCTCCTGAGCGATACGGAACAGCGTGTCCAGCGTCTCCGAGGCCATGTGGGCCGGCACCTCGAACCGGTTGAACGCGCCCGTCAGGGACTCGACCAGACCGACCGTGTCCTCCCCCAGCAGCCCGGACAGATCGAGGAACTGTCGGGTCAGCCGTTCAAGCCGCCGGTTCGACATGGTGTCAAATCGGCGCTCAAGCTCGACCATCGTCCGGGCGACGTCATCCATCGAGTCCGCGCCGGTACCGAACACGTTACGGAACGAATCTTCGAGGCGGGCCAGCTCTTCGCCGGTAGCCCCGGTACCCGCCCGAATAGTCCGGTAGGCGTCGTTGAACTCGGCACCCAGGTCGATAACAGCCCGAACAGACTTGTAGATCGCCGTCGTTACCGCGGCGAATGCACCCGCAACCAGAGCAAGACCTGCAAGGATCGGGACCTTGAACGCGCTGAACTTCTTCCCGAAGTCGTCAAGACCCTTCTGGGCGTCCTTGGTCTTGGTGATGAGCTCGACGACGAACTGCCGACCGGTACCCGCCATCACAGACTCCCACGGTTGAACCGGCGACGCACATCCTCAATGTTCGCAGAGTACAACCGCAGAATGTTGGCCTGATTATCCCGGATAGTCGGATACAGGAAGTATCCCTGCCGGCCCTTATGCGGCTTGAACTGGGTCGTGTACCCGCCACCCTTCCGGACCAGCCGGCCGCGGCGGGTCTGCCGGGTCGTCGGGTTGCCTCGTCCGTACTTGCCACCACCGAACTCGGCCCCGAAGAACACGTCCAGCAGCTTCGCCCTGGCCGCCTGCGACCGGCGGGCGTTCGGTCGCGACGCCGACTTGTAGATCAGGTTCTTCATCGCGATCTTCGGGATGCGGTCCTTCCGGGCCGACAGGCCCCGGGCGACCTGAACCTCCTGGTTGCCTGATGCCTTCGATGTCGCAGCCCGGACTACGAACTGCGCCACGTCGATGTTGCCCTGACGCAACGCCTTGTTGAACTCCGGACCCATCTTGCGAAGGTCACGGAGCAGCTGCGGCAGGTCAGGCATGACGGCGCGAGGATCGTCCACCACCTCCGCTCCTCTGCCTGTTCCGCTCCTGAATGTACGCGATGATGGCGCGCAGCATCCAAGTATCAGACAGCAGCTCGGACGGCGGAATCCCTGTTTCGACAGCGACCGCAGCCACCGTCCACGTCAACGACCGCTTATCGAAGAGGGTCCTCGGACACCAGAACCTCAGTCGACTCGACCTCGTCAAGCCATCCGTCGAACGGCTTCACGACCGCACCGGACTGCTTCATCGCCAGCCAGCACAGATAGTGCTGATGTTCCCGCTTCATCTCCTGGAACGCCTTGCCGATGCCCATGCCGAACTTACGTTCGAACTCGACCTCGACCTTCGGCGTGACCGGGAACTCCGAAACGGTCCCGTCCTTGAACACCTTGCACGACAGCGACACCGCCACCGTCAACCTCCTGAATGGGCTGGCCGGAGCCTAGCCGTTATCAGGCGGTTCCGTAAGCGATGGTGCCCGACACCGGCCAGGTCACGGAGACCGTGGCGAGGTCGCCGACCGCACCATTCAGCGGGGTCCACTCGGTCACGAGGACGGTCGCCGTGTACGACGGGTTCGTCGGCGACGTCGCAACCGCGGTACCCAGCGGCTTGATGACGATGGACGCCGTCCCGCCCAGCAGCGGCTGAATGGTCTGCTCGACCGAGCTGGCCGCGTTGTCCTGGTGGAAGTCGAGGGCGATGGACGAGTCCTCGAGGCCGCCGGTCCGGGTCCGACCCGCATCGCCGAACGCCGTGGTCTCGACCGCGTCGTGGTTCTGCGTGATCGTGACCGAGCCGACGTGGTCGGACAGGTCCACCGAGTTGATGACGACCGAGACGTCGGTCAGAACGATACGGGCCATGCTTACAGCTCCTCCGCCCGTTCGGGCGTCTCGGCCGGCTCGGCCGGCTTACGTCGGGTCTTGACCGGTGCCAGGTGGCCCCCGGCGACCGCAGCCATGATGTTACAGCCTGCCAGGTCCGATTCCGTCAGGACGGTGCCCTCGGGCCATGCGAACCGGGACGATGTCACCTGATACCTCATGCCCACACCTCAACCTCGAAGTCCAACGCCAGATACAGCGTGTCGTTGACATCCTGCGACGTGTAGTTGTTCACCGCCGTGACCCGGACCGTGTTCACGATACCGCCCAGCGTCCGGTCGGCCTCGATAGCACCCTTCACCGAATACTCACCGGTCGGGGCGATGTACTTGTCGACCTCGAGCTGCGCCGACCGGGCATCCGCACGGACCACGATCAGCGACACGGTGAACGAGTAGTTCGTCAGACCGTTCTGCGCGTTCAGGTCGTAGTTCACCTGCGAAGGCGACACGACCGCCATCGGTGGCGTGACCGAGTCCGGCATGTAGTCGCGGACCCGGAGCCGGTCGATGGTCGCCATCCGGTCGGCCAGCCCGGCCCTGATCTGCGACATCGTCGCCATCAGAACCCCATACGGCGGTACGGGTGCAGCAGCGCCTCAACATCCGGGTCGATGAACCGCGACACCCGCACCACACCCATGTCGCCGAACCCTGCGATGCCGAGCGGCGACGACAGCCGGGTGAAGATGCGGGCAGCCTGCAGGATCGTGGCCTGCTTCACACCCTCCGGCGTCGCCGACCAACCCCACCGGGCCGTCACACGAACCGTCGCACGATGCTCGAACACGTCCAGCGGCCAGTAGCCGTCCTCGAGCGGACGCAGCCGCATGTACGGCAGAGTCAGCCCGCCAGCCCGCGAGTTCAGCGGCTCAGCCTGCCAGTCGACCGTCCGCAGCACGTTCGCAAACGAACCGTCCAGGTCGTCGTCAATAGCGACCGACGTGATCGCAGCCGCATCGTCAATCGGAAGCACCTCGAAACGGCCGGCCGGGATGAAGTCCCGGGCCGTCGCCGCGGTCCCGGCAGCCTCGAACGTCCGCTCGCAGTAGCCGTCCACCCAGCCGGACGCCGACGTGATGGCCTGCGACAGCAGCCCGTTATCCACGTTGTCCTGGATACGCAGCGACGCCTTGAGCTCAGACAGGGTGCAGTAATCGGCCATACGAGACCTCCGAGGGGACAGTCTACAAGTTGATGCTGGCATACCCCGACCGGAACCGGTGCCCCTCGAGGTTGTAGTTGATGAACGGGTTCAGGGAATACACCCGGACGCCGTATCTGGCGATCAGCTGCTGCTTGACAGCCCGGTTCTGCAAGTCCCAATGGTCGAACCAGTCGTT